ATGACGGACCGAAAGACCGGCGCGGGGAAGGGTTCGAAATCCGGACCCTTCTCGCAAGTCGCTGAAATCATTAGAGAGCATCGCGGATTTCCGATCCCCTGCGGGGGCGATGATGGAAAAACGCCGCTCGTCGCGTGGGAGCGGATGAAGACGCTCCCGAGCCGGACGACGCTGGAGGATTGGCGCGTGCGGTTCGGGTCGGCGGGAGTAGGCGTCCTCACCGGCCCGTCGCGGCTGACCGTCGTTGACCTCGACGACGCCCACCTCCTCGACGACGCGCGAGAGGAGTTCGGGGACACGGCGCTGATCGTCCTCTCGCCAAGGGGCGCGCATTTGTATTTCCGCTCGACCGGCGAGAAAACGACAACCCGTCTCGACGGCGCTCCGATCGACGTCCGAGGTATCGGCGGGTTCATCGTCGGACCACCGACCATTCGCCCCGATGGCGGTTCCTACCGCTTCTTGCTCGGAACGTGGGCCGAACTCGACCGGCTCCCGCCGCCGCGCCCCGGCTCGCTCCCGACGACGGAGACCACGACCAAACTCCGCACGATCGCCGCCGGGGAGATGGTGAAGGAGGGCGGGCGAAACGACGCGCTGTTCCGCGAAATGCTTCGTGTTGCGACGCAATGCGAGACGGAGAGTGAACTCGCTTTCCGGGCTGACGGATTCAACGCGTCGCTGTGCGATCCGCCGATATCGGACGCGGAGCTTCGCAAAATCGTCCGGTCAATCTGGCACTACAAGGCGGAAGGGCGCTTGTGGGTAGGCGGGACGGCTCGCGCGACGTTCACCCGTGAGGAGATATACGCGCTCGCGGACGATGCCGACGCGATGGCGTTGCTCGCACTCCTTCGCGTTGAGCATGGAGGCCGGAACGGGGCGTTCAGCATCTCACCCGAAGCTCTCACCGAAAACGAGGTGTTGCCGGGCTGGACGAAGTACCGATACCGCCGCGCCCGCGACGTTCTCGTGAAACTGGGCGAGATTTTGTGCATCCACGAAGGCGGGAGCGGCCCCCGCGACCCCTTCATGTACGTGCTCGCCAAGGGTCAAAAATTTGGACCCAATATAACAAGACACCCCCCCTGTTTACCGGGTGGAGGGTGGAACCGTTGGGGCGTGGCGTTGACCTCCTCATCCCCGCGCCTGCCCCGCTGTTCGGCGACGCGCTGCCCATCCTGCCGACGCCGAACGAGATCCTGCGGCAAGAGGCGAAACGGGTCTTCAAGGCGACGGGCCGGGGAGCGCAAAGCCGAGCGGCGGAAAAGCTCGGCGTCACCCGCGGCAACCTCACGAACTTTCTCAAGGGCCGCCAGACGCTGAACCCGAATGCCGAAGCGTTGCTCCGTTCGATCGTGAGTGGGAGCGATGCGGCGTGACTCCCGAAACGACGTGTCTGGCGAAGGCGGGCGGCGGAGCGTTTCGCCCACGCCTAGCCGCCCGACTTCGCCCCGGCGCTCGCCCGAGAGACGGCCCGACGCCGGAGGCGGCGCTCGCAAACCCTCACAACCCAACGATGGAGATTTTCAGATGAGCGACACGCTCGACAACGAAACCGAAACCACCGTCATCATCGCCGGCGGCATCCCCGGCCCCGTCACAATGGTCAAGGTCGCCCACTGCGGCAAGGCCGAGGTGATGCTCCCGGTCAATCCGGCGATCTTCGATGAGATGGTGGCGTTCTGGACGGACCTCGCCAAAGAGAAAGGATTTTCCCGCAACGACGTGAAGGACTCGATCATCCGGGCGTTCGCGCGGGAGGACTATCTCGGCGAGAAGTCCGTCCAAGCGATCATTGGCGGAGTGCTCTACGTCGTCGCCACGGGCGACGCCACGGGCGCGCTGAAACCCATGATCGAACGCGGCGGCGCCCTGATCGTGTCGTCGATCACGGACGAAGGCGGGGGAATGTACGGGCATCGCACCGAAATCCACGCCTGGCCTGATCGACTTGCCGGGCGGCTGGAAACGGTCGCCCGGTTTCCTCACCGTCGGTCGTCGGGCTGGATTCCCAGTCCTTCAGACAATATGGCGATGACGAGCGTGTTGAGACTCACTCCCTCGCGCCGCGCCCGATCCACCAACCGGCGATGCAGCGATTTGGGAACCCGCTGTTGCCATTTGCCGCTGAACGCGTCGTCGCTCGAAATGGAGGGGGGCGGTATCGGACGCCCGGCTTCCCTCATGGCCGCGATCCAGCACCGAACCGCGTCGGTGCCGTTCACGACGGCTTCCTCGACCGTCTCGCCGTCCGACAGGCAGCCGGGAAGATCGGGATACTCGACGAGAAACCCGCCGCCGTCCTCATCGCCGAGGGGCCGAACCGTGAACGGATAGTCGAATTCAGTCATGGTCCTCGCTCCCCGCCGCCTCGTTCACCGCGTCGACCAATCGCACGAACATCTTGACGTAAATCGGTTTGATCGGACGATGGGCCGGAACCGACAACGCCTCGACGACGCGAGGGTGTTCAAAAACGACGTGGCTCCCGCCCGGTTTGCGGATGTTCACCTCGAACGCCCGTGCGACCGATTCCAGATCGTCGATCCGCCAATCCCGAGGGTTGGCGCGCATTCGGTCGATAATCTTGTCGGTCCGCGTCATGCCCGGATAGTACCGCCGACGATACCATGAGGCAATCGGCCTTTCGGCATCGCGGGCGTAGTGCGGGGGTATTGCGGAACAAATAGGGAACACGTATAGTGTTGCGACGTAAACAACGCGATACGGTTTCGTCATGGCCCTTCCGACAATGAGCCTTCGCGCTCCGCCCGATCACCATCGGATCATCCGCGATGTGGCGACCCGGCTCCGCGCCGACCCCGCGTTTCTCTCCGCGCTGGAGGCGATGTTCGCCGCTCAATCGCAACACGACGCGATGCCTCGCGATGCGAGCGACGACCTCTCGCGCCGCGTCGCGGAGTTGGAAGAGGGGGCGGCGGCTATCGACGCGCTGACGCATCACAACGCGATGCGCGACGTGTTGCGGAGAGTGACCGAACTGGAAATCGCAATGCGCACGATGCGTCGTGTTGCGCCGGAACCCGCTCCCGAGCGCGACCCGCGACAGACGGATATCGAAGATTTCACCGGCAAGCCCGCGCCCATCGCCCGCAACGCGCCGGAGGCGAAGGCCGAACGGAAGGCATGGGCGGCGGGCATCCTCGCGCTGCCGTTCGCCGCGGGCAAGACCCGGAAGCAATTGGCGGAGGCCGTGGCGGAGCGGACGGGGCTGGCCTTCAACACCGTGACCAACGTCCTCTCGGGTTCGATTCCGTCGAGTGCCGAGACGCGGGAGAAGATCCGGGCGGCGGTCGAGTTGGCGGACGCCGGCCGATGACCGCGAGGAATCGCCCCACATCGCGCCGAGAGCCGCGTCCAGTCGCCGTTCCGCCGCGCGCCATTCGGGAGAGTTGATGTTCATCATGTTGAAGTCCTCAGTTCCCACGCCCACGGCGTGCCGCCCTTGTACGATGCCGACGCGGCCTTGATGAATAGCGTCTTCCCACCCATGAGGATGCCGTGCGACGTGGACGGCTCGCTCAATCCCGTGGCGGCGGCGAATGCGCCGTGCATGACCACGACTCGGCGATCCGCGATGTTCGCGCCCGCCGCGAGTTCGACCGTCGTGTATCCACCGACCAGCGCCTTCATCGGTTTGTCGCATGCGAAGGCCGGCGCCACGACGTCGCCGGTGACGACGGAAGCGGCCAGCGCCGGGGTGATCGGGACGTTCGTGAACTTGCTTGATGCCGCTGCGGTCGCGGTGGTGACGGTGTACGTGCGCCCGCCGACCGTGATCGTGTCGCCGGGAAGGAGCCGCCCTTGCGGGATCGTCCCCGTGATCGTGAGCGCCGTCGCTCCAACAGCCGCGTCCGCGCCGATCTTGAACGGGGATCCCGCCGGAGGATTGATCGTCGTCCCCGAGCCGGTGGAAATTCGGTAGAGAACCGTCGCGAAACTGTCGACGGAGCACGTCCAGAAGGATCGGTCGGGGTCGAGCCTCACGGGGTCCGCGTCCACTTCGAAGACGTTGTCGTTCTCCACGATAGTGAAGGTGCCGCCGGCAAGGGGCGCGGCAACCTCCGAAGCCCGCACCTCGATCAAGCTCGACTCCTTCGCCAGCTTGACCGAGCCGAACGTCGCCTCGTCGAGCGGCCCGCCTTGATGCAGGATGACGCGGCAATCGACCGCATCACCGGCGGGCGGCTGATAGCCGGCCTGGACGCCGAAGGCGCGGAAGCTCCCGTTGATCGCGACGGAGAAATCGAACATCGCCTTGCCCTCGGATGGATGAAAGCGGCCCCGCATCCTTGTCCCCTTTGTCACCCTCGCGGGCCGGCGGCGGGGAGGATGCTTCCGTTGGCGGGCGGGCCGCGCGCCCTCTGGAGTTGCCGCCGCGAAGATCGTTGTTTACGCGGCGGCGGTCGCGATGCCGTCCAGCCGAACGCGGACGGTCCCGGCTCCGGTCGCGGCGGCGGCGAGCGCCAACCCCACGGGAGCCTTGCCGGCGCCGGGCGCGGTGGCCTTGCCGGTGGTCGCGTCGAACGACACCTTGCCGCCCGCCGCGAAGATCGAAGCGTCCTTCACCAGGTCGAACACGCCGGTCGTCTGAACCGTCACGGACTCGCCGGCGGCGGCGGTCGACACGGGAACGCCGAACAGCGCGCCGACCAAGACGGGAGCGCCGGAGGTCACGCCTCCCGTGGGGGCGACGACTTCAACGAGGTCGCCGGAGTTGATGTGGTTTTTCATGGTCAAAGCCCTTTCGAAGAGTTGACGCGGATCACGGAAATGGTCTGACGGCTGGCGGAACCGATTTCCCTGTCCAGCGCGGCCAAGGCGGATTGCATCTCGCCATCGGACTTGAATTCCTGGACACGTCCGGCGTATTCGACGCGCCGGAAGCCCGAATATCGGGCCTCCTTCAGCGCGTCGCGCCATCCAATCAGATCCGCCAACGTCGCCATGATTACGCTCCGACGTTCGAATAGACGCCGCGGAAGTCGATCACGCCCGCCGCGAAGTCCAGGCCGGCGCGAACCTTCACGGCTTGCGTCGAGAAGTCCGTCTCGGTCGTGATCTTGGGTCCGCCCGCGCCGTTGACCCAGCCGTAGACCAACGTCGGGACTTGGGCCGGATCGGCGACGAGGAACCAGCGATTGCCGGTGATCTCGGCGTCGACGATCAGGGTGAAGGCGTTCGCCCACGGGTTCACGTCGGCGGCGGTCGTCGGGTTGATCGACGCGAGGATGCGGCGCGCGTTCGCCTCTTGGGCCGGACCGACGACGAGGAACTTCGGCTGGATGTTCAACTTCACGCCGTCCAGGCCGGTCATCGCGCGAAGAGCCTGAACGGCACCGTCGACGCCGGCGGCGATCGTGGTTCCACTCGCGGCCTTGTTGCCGTGCGCGGCGTGGAACAGCGTCTTGCCGTCGCTCAACACCGGCCCGTCGTTCGCCAGCAACCCGAAGACCTTGCCGTTTTCGAACTGCCCAGCGCGAACCGCGATCAGCGAGGAGAAGTCCGACAGCGCGCTAAGGTCGTCGTTGATGAGCGCCTTGCGCCCGATCGCGATGCCGGTCGCGAACTCGTCGGCGGTAACGGTCTCCTGATTCTCGCTGATGGTGCCGAACTCCGGCTCGCCACCTTCGGACAGGTTCTTGAAGGTCGGGAAATCACCCAGGCGGAGGAACTTCGCCGACTTGAAGTCTGAAAACGGCTTTTGCGCCGCGATCGAGCGATACGTCGGCGTCGCGGCCTGATACTGCGCGGAAAGCGCCTTGTTCGCCGCGTCCGCCAAGAGAAGCGGGAAATCCGAGGTCGAGTGCGCGCCCACCGCGCGGGTCAGAAGCCCTTCGCGGTCGAAGGCGTCGATCTTCTCGCCGCGCGCCGACAACAGAGTTCCCAACATCCCCAGGGGCGTGTGCGAGCGGAACATCGTCGCCGGTCCCTCGACCTTGCAATGAGCCGGCGCGAGGCGGGCGGCGAGCGCGTCGGACATCGAGCGGCGCATGACGTTCGGGTCATCGAAGGACGCGCCGACAACGATCGACCCGGCGGGGGCGCGATTGTCGAGCGGGCGGCTTCGCTTGCCCATCTCGTCGAAGGCGAGCTTGCGGGCGGTGTCCTCGTCGACTCCCTCGTCGATCCGGGAATCGGCCCAATCGCGCCCCAGGCCCGCCGTCGTGGCGATGCTCCGAATGGTGCGGTTCACGTCCGCGCGGGTCGTCACCACCCCCGAATCAACGGCGGCGGTTTCGGTGGTGGTGTCGGTCATGCTGTTTTTACTCCGAAAGGTTGCTCCCGTATCGACGGGGAGCGGGGTCAAAGAGAGTTCGGCGGGGGTCCATTGAGTCGCCACGAAAACGGGCAAGCCGTTGCGGATGCCGTCCCGTTTCCAGGCGCGGACGATGTAACCAAGGCTCACACCTCGAACCGATCCGGCGGCGATCTTGGCGAGCGCGGCGTCGGCTTCGGGCGAACCGTCGAACGAAAGGTCGGTGACGATGCGATCACCCTCGATCCGGGCGGCGGCGACGGAGCCGACGGCGCTATCGACGGTGTTGCGGTGATCTTTCAACACCGGCGCGCCGATCAGGGTGTCGACGGACGCGCCGCGCGCCTCCAATTCCTCGATCCAGCGCGTGTTGGAGCCGTCGGGAGCGGGAGCGGGTCGAACGGCGGGCGCGCGACCGGACAAGGCGACGGCCTGGACGGTGCGGGCGGCGGCGTCGAGCGACACGGGCGCGGAGCGGGTCAACATCTCAGTCATTCGCGGGAACCTCCGGCGCGGGGGGCGGGGGAGCGACGAAGGCCAAGCCGGCGGCGGCATCGGCTTCCCGTTCGGCGGCGATCTCGGCCCGCACGCGGTTGATATCGACGCCGCGCTTGGCGAGGGCTTGTGTCCGGGACATCAGGCCCGCCTCGATCGCGCCGGTTTCGGCGGCGAGATCCTTCGCGGGATCGACCCATTCTTGACGCGGCGGCAACCACTCGACGGCGTGATAGGCGGCGGGGTCGCGGGCATAGGCGCGAGGGTCGATCAGGCCGGACAAGACGGACGCCTTGACCCAGCGGTCATAGACGGGGCGGCAGAAGCGGCGGACAAACACGTTATGCTGCCAGTGCTCCAACCTCGTGCGGAACTGCACCAGCCCAGCGCGGATGCTGGAATAGTTGAAGCTCGACAAATCGCCCGAAATCAGTTCGGTCGGGATGCCCAAGCCGACCGCGATTGCTTGAAGATGCGTTTTCACGAAGGGACCGTAGTTCGCGCTTTCCTTGGGATCGAACCACTCAATACTCGTGCCGGGCCGGAGCGGCAGGATCGTCCCCGGCTCCATGCTCACATCGAGCGCCCCCCCCATCCTGTTGTCCGGGCAATCCCGCCGCGTCGCCGTTGGCGTCGATCAGCGCGGCGCAAAGGAGATTGCCGATCTTGGCGCGAACGAGCGCGGCGTCTTGAAGCTCGTCGAGTTCCTTGATCGCCAACAGCACGGGGGCGAACCAACTCAAACCACGGATCTGTCCCGGCTCCAGCGCTTCGAAGACGTGAACAACCTCGTCGATCGGAAGACGGACGGGATTCCACGTTCCGGTGTACGCGGCCATCGGATCATCGGGGCGGAACGGAAGCGCCAACACGCCGATCTTGCGGCCAACCTCGTCGAAGACGAACCCGCCGCGCACGCTGTTGTCGAGCGACGCCGACGGCCATTCGGTCGGGATCTGCGAGGGGTGAATGAGCCGGAGCCGAAGGGCGTCGTCGTCGAGCAACAGGTGTCCGAACGACTCGCCGTTCTCGATCCACGAGCGGCACGCGAGAGCTTGAAGCCCGAAGAAGTCCGCCGCGCCGTCGAAATCGGCCTCGTCGATCCAGCGGGCGAAGGCGTCGGACAGGCGGGCGCGTTCGGCGGGATCGGGATGTTGCGGCGACGGGACGATGCCGGAACCGATGATGTTCGCGACCAACGCCGTGACCGCGCCCGCCGCATGGGAATTGTTTCTCGCGTAGTAGGACGCGCGTTCCCGGATCGTCCGCCCGGTTCCCAAGATATCGGCGTTGAGATTGCTCACTCGCGAGCCGTTGGGCCAACGACGCCCAGCCGCGCCCGCGTCGAGCGCGCGGCGGCGGGTGGGACTGGAGAGAAGACGGCGGACGAAATCCAGCACGATGGGAGCTTTCTACTGCCTCCCATCCTATATACAGGATCACATTCCCCTTGACAAGTGCTCGCTAGAATCCATAAAGGTAACGGCTTCGGATCGGCGCGGAAATGCGCGACGCGGCGGGCAATTGAACGGAGATTTGCGACGGTTGGCGAATGGAACTCGCGCCGATCATCCGTTCAAGATCGTCCCATGCCGCATCGCTCATGCGGTCGAGACCTTGCCTCGCGGCGGCGGCGCGGGCGTAGACCCGGCAGTCGAGCGCCTCGTTTCTCTCACGGAGTTTTTCCCACGCCGACACGCGCGCGCTGTTCTTTCCGCCGCGGGTGACGCGGTGTTCCGCGACAAGCTGTTTGCACGTCTCCTCACCGATGTGAGTCGGGATGTGGACATAGCCGGACGGGAACGGCTCGCCGCTCTCGTCGGTCGGCTTGGGAAGCCGGAGGAAACCGTAAAATTCCGACTTGGCGGCGGACGCGCCGACAGGCCACAACTTCACGCCGTTCGTGATGCGTTTTCCCCGGTGATTGATCTCGGCGACGGTGGGTTGACCGATGATCGGCGTGAGAGCTTGCGAACTGCCCTTGATCGCCATGACGCGCGGTCCCGCCGTTCGCGCCCACGCCTTGACCACCTCCATCGTCACGCCGTCGCCCGCGTCGATCGCGGCCATCGTCACGGACAGTTCCGCGCCGCACTCATGCCGCCACGTCTCGGCGAGCATCGCCGACAGGTCGCGCCAAACTTCCGCGCCGAACGGATCGCCGATGATGACGCGATGCTCGATCAACCACGACTCTTTCCCCCGGCCCCAGGCCCAGACCGAAATCTCGATCCGGTCGCGCTGGACGTCGATTCCGACCGTGATGAACAATCCGCCCATCGGGACCATGCCGGGTTCCCATGTCTCGCGCCGGTCATAGAGGCGTTCCCATTCGGGAGCCTCACCGCGATCGACCCAGCATTCGCCGCGCACGGTGTTCGTCCAGACTTGGAGCTTTTCCCGATCTTTCCGGGCGGCGATGAATTCGGCGACGAGATTCGGCCATGCCGCGCCGGGCAGCGGGCAGTAGGCGGACCAAATATGAAACGAGCGGTGTCCGCGGAGGGGCGCTTCGGCGACCCAGCGGCCCCGCTCGATCATGTCGAGCTTGTGCGACTCGTCGATCACGCAGCCATTCACGCACGCGTAGAACGCCGTCGCGGGGTCGTTGTCGTTCCACCGCATCCCGGTTCCGGTCCCATCGCCCCACACGAGCGGCTGAAACTCCCCGCACACCGGGCAAGGGACATGGAAGCGTTCACGCGTCCCCCGCTCGAATTCATCTTGGATCTTGCTCTCGCCGTCGATCAGCGGCGTCGAACCCAGCACGGCGAGCGGTTGAAGGGATTGCGTCAATCGCTTCAGGCCCAAGGCGATTTGGTCGCCCTCCTTCCCCGCGACGGGGGGATAGCCGTCGCACTCGTCGAACAGGATCACGTCCAGGTCGATGCGGCGGAAAGCGCGCGGCGAGTTCGCGCCGGTGATCTTCAGCGAGCCGCCGGGGAACGCCTTGCGTTTGATGGTGTCGCCCTTCTTCTTCGCCCCCTCGTCGGACAACAGCCCGTCAAGGATCGGCCAATCCCGCAAGGGGTCGACGGTATCCTTCGAATAGTCCTCCGCGTCCTCGATCGTCGGCTGAACGATCATGATCTTCGACGGGCGTTGCGCGATGAAATACCCCATCGCCGCGCTCAACATCTGTGTGTAGCCGACGCGGGCGGACTTCATCAACGTGACCTGATGCACAGATGGATCGGTCATGGCGTCCAGGATTTCCCGCTGATATGGGTAGGGCCGGAACGTCGAGCCGTCATACAGGCGAGCATGGCGGACGGCCCATTCCGAAAGCGACAGGCGCGGCGGCGGGAGTAGCGACGCGAACCACGACGAGGCGGTCGTCGCCATCAGGTCGGACACGGGCAGATCAAGCGGCATCGGCGCGTTCCTCCGTTTGGGCGATCACCCGTTCCTCGCTCAACTCCACCAGCACGGCGTTGATCGCGTCCGACAGCCGCCCGCGCACCTCCGTCGTGTCGGTCAAACGCGCCAAGGGACCGGCCAACCGGGCGGGAAGCGCGGTCATGCGGTCGCGAACAATCTGGAATGCCGCCGTCACGGTGCGGGTGATCTCGGCGCGGGGAAGGAGTTCCAGACGCATCACCGCGTTCTTGAGCGCGTAGTTATCGGCTTGTTCTCTGGCGAGCCGGGCGCGTTCCGCCGTGAGGTCGTCACCGGAAGGCCCAAGCGCTCGACCGGCGGCAACTTCCCGAAGGTGCCTTAGGTATGCGATCCGGCAAGCGTCCAGGTCGAGTTCGCCGCGCCGGGCGTTGGGCAACACGGATTTATCGAGCATTTCCCGAACGCTTCGGTCGCTCAGATCAAGGTGTTTGCCGACTTCCGCTTGTGTCGCCATGCCATTAAGTCCTTTCTATAGGACTTATAGCACATCCGAATAGGAAGCGGAACCCCCCATACGGAACCACATCTAGCGAGGTGAAGTGAGTGGTCACACCCCCGGTAGTTTAGGCCAGGAAGAACCTACCACATCCAAAGCATAGCTCAAAGCCACCCCTGCCCCGTCCACGCGCTTCATAGGAATGTCCGCCAACCAACACCTCAATAGCTTCGGCTCGTCCACGGCGATCCTGCGAACTTCCGCGCGCCCTCCAATTCGCACGCAATCTCAACGAAACGGTCGAATGGATGCGTCTTCTTGTGAACCGCGAGTTGGGAAATCCGAAGCGCGACTTCCGCCGTCTCATCATCTCAACTTCGAACGTCGTCGCTTACGCTTCGAAGCTGTTGTCGGTCACCCATTGCCGGAACGCGTCTTCCGAACACTCCCTGGCGGCGACGGACAGAATCATCTCAATCGCGGCTCGTTCGCTCACGTCGAGATACAAGCCGTTCATGTGCAGGATCATGCCGAGCGCGGCGAAACCCGCCCTCTTGTTCCCGTCCACAAAGGGATGGTTTCGCAGGATCGAGACGCACACGGCGGACGCCAAATCGAAGATGGTGATGTGCTCGTCGCCATAGGCCATGACTTGTTGGGCGCGGGCGAGCGACGCCTCCAAAGCGCCGCGGTCACGCAAGCCCAGCGCTCCGCCGTGTTCCGCCAAAAGCTCGGCGTGAAGGTCAATGATCGCCTCGATCGGGGGAAAGACCGGCTCCGTCATTTCGCCAGCACGGCCATGGCGTGGCGATAGCGCGCGGCGAACGCGCGTCCGGCCTCCATGGCGCGGTTGTACCCGTCATCCGCCTTGGCGATTTCGATGCGCCCCTCGCGAACGGTGAGGTTCACTTCGTCCCCTCGGTCAAGACGCGCTTCCGCCAACACATCGCGCGGGATGGTCAACCCCGTGGAATTGCCGACCTTGGTGAGCTTGGTGGTGTGCATGGCCCGTCACTCCATCGTTTCCCGCATTATGTAATAACTGCCGTAATTACGTCAATGGTAGCGTTCGCGCTTGTTGGAGAACATCGGCGGCGACAGAAATATCGTTGAATTTCAATTGGATAGCACTGGACCTGTCGCAAGTGTCGCGGGTTTTGCCGGGTGTCGAAAGTCGCATATTCTCATGGGGGTTTACCCGTCCTTCTCCAACCCGAGCTTCAACGCCGATCGCTCGATCTGCGCTTTCCGAGCTTCCTTGGTGAACTTCCCATAGTGCTTCTCGATCATCACCACGCTTGTCCCCATGTTCTCGGCGAGAGTTTGAGTGTTCATTCCGGCCATCAGGGATTGAGACGCATAGGTATGCCTCATCGTATAGAAGAAAGTGTCATCAGGCAGTTCGGCGGCTTTTGTCGCCTCGACCATAGACCTATGATGATCGCTCTTGTTCCATCTCTTCTTTGAATCTGTGAGGAATAGAGCATCGTCCATCGGCCTGTTCTTCGCCAGAGTTTTGAAGAAACCCACTCCCTCGTTTGTCAAGGTCACATCCCGCTCACCCGTTTTGCATCCGGGACGGTCGGGGACATGAAGCGTTCCGGTCTTCGCGTTGAAGTGCCGAACGTCCATCGCCTTCAACTCACCGGCTCGACACCCGGTCAACAAGGCTCCGGTGATGAGCGTCTTGAACGCGCCCGTCGTAACGCTCAGAAGCCGGGTGATTTGGTCATGGTCCAGGTGAACGTCTCTGGCCTTCCCCACGTCGCGGAATGGCTTGAGGAAGCCGCCATAGAGCTTTCCAGCGGCGCGTTCGCGCAGGTGGGCGAGGGCGTTTACAACGTGCTCGTTTCGACGTTGGACGTCACCCCGAAGACGGCGAACTCGAATTTCATCGACGGGTCGAGGGTCTGGTACATCAAGTCCGTCGCGAACGACTCCGCGAACGTCGTCTGGCGAATCACGGTGACATCATGAACGCGATCGAGGCCCGCGCGGCGCTGTGGGACGGTGTGAGCCGCCGCTGGACGGCGACGCCCATCTTTCGACGGCGACCCGGATGAAGTTCAGCCGGGGCCGTATCTCGTGTTCGGTTGCACCTTCGGGCGCCCGGACCGGCGCGCCACCCTCAGCGGCTCGTTGATCCAGCGGCCCGGAACGGTCGAGATCGCGGCGTTCCATCCCGCCGGAACCGGCGTCGAGGCCCGGCTCGGCGAGATCATGGCCCGCGCCTTGTCGATCCTGGAGAGCGAACGAACTCGCACCGAGGACAACATCCCGGTCTACGTCAGTCCCGGCGACTACGGCTCTCCGATCCGGGTTCCCGAGGCTCCCACATGGATCATGCGGGTCGGATCCGCGCCGTTCTTCTATTTCGAGTTTCTGGAACAGACCGCGAAGGATCTCGCCGGGTAG